TGCCGCGCTTTGCATTTTGTCGCTGAATATCAATGCTGTTGCCGACAGGGTGGTCAATGCGCCAGAACCAGAAACACAACCGCAGCCGCAACAGTCTAATCCACTTGCCCGCCGCCCACAACGGCAAGGCGGCTTTGTTAATTCTTGGCGGTAAATAATGGCAAATAGATTTGATGTAGACGAAGCTCCTGACGGGCAAGCCCCCGAAACAATCGTTATTGGCGATTATCTTCTTTGGAAGCGCACCGATTTAGTTGATGATTATCCGCTGGCAACGCATTCGATTGAATATGTTGCGCGGATCACAGGTGGCGGCAGCACTGAAATCAAAGTTGCAGCGACCGAAAGCAACGGCACTTATGTGTTTGAAGTTGATAGCGCGACCAGTGCAGCTTATGTCGCTGGCTTTTATCATTGGCAGCTAGAAGTCACAGAAACCGCATCTAGCAATCGCGTAGTTATTGAACGCGGCACATTCACAGCCGTTGTTGATCTGGACGTAAATAACAGCGATCCGCGCACGCACGCCGAAATAATGATCACAAAGATCGAAAGCATCTTGCAAGGCAAGGCTGATGCAGACGTTTCAAGCTATTCGATCAACGGGCGGTCATTGACAAAAATGAGTTTCCAAGACTTGATTGATGCGCGTGACTTTTACCGCAAAGAATATGCCAAAGAACGGCAAAAAGAACGCGCTTTGGCGGGTGAGAATACCGGCGCAACCATCTTGGTGAGGTTTTAACAATGGGCATCTTTGACTTTTTCAAAGCAAAGCCCCAACCACGCAAGGCGGTTCGGGCGTTTCACGGGGCTGACACTGGCCGACTATTCAGCGATTTTGTGGCAAGCAGCCGTTCGGCAGATAGCGAAATCAAACCATCCTTGCGCGTTTTGCGGGATCGTTGTCGCGAAATCAGCCGCAACCACCCATACGCCAAACGCTATTTGCAGATAATGTCAACAAACGTGGTCGGCGCGAATGGCGTGCGGATACAGGTTCGCAAGCGCAATGACGACAATTCACTAGACAGCGTGGGCAACCGGATCATCGAACAAGCGTGGCAAGCTTGGGGTCGGGCTGGTTTCTGCACCGTTGATGGCCGCGTGTCTTGGGTGCAAGCGCAGCGGTTGTTTATGGAAACGCTAGCACGCGATGGCGAAGTGCTAATCCAAAAGATTAAAAACCCAGCCGGAAACCCGTTCGGCTTTTCGTTAAAGTTTCTAGAAGCCGATTATCTTGATGAAGGCTATGATGCGCGGCTGAATAACGGCAACGAGGTGCGGATGGGCGTTGAATTAGACAAGCGCACCGGCAAGCCGTTGAATTATTATTTGTTTGAAGATCATCCGCATCACGATCAAGGTTATGGTTCGCGCACAAAGCGGCATCATAAGATTGTGCCAGCTAGTGAGATTATCCACTGCTATTTGCAGGATCGTGCCGGTCAAACGCGGGGCGTGCCGTGGATGAGCAACGTATTGTCACGGCTCAAGATGCTTGATGGTTACGAAGAAGCCACGCTTGTCAATGCGCGGGTTGCTGCGTCAAAGATGGGCTTTTTCACCAGCCCCGAAGGTGATGGCTTTGTTGGTGATGATTATGACAATCACGCGCCGATAATGGATGCTGCGACCCCTGGCAGCTTTATGCAATTGCCGACCGGAATGTCATTCACCGCCTTTGACCCGCAAAACCCGACTGACAGCTTTGCGGAGTTTGAAAAGGGCATCTTGCGCGGCATCGCGTCCGGTCTGGGCGTTTCATATGTATCGCTAGCGAATAACCTTGAAGGCGTCAGCTATAGCAGCATCCGGCAAGGCACAATCGAAGATCGTGACCATTTCAAGATGGTGCAGCAATTTATGATCGACCAGTTTATTGATCCGGTTTATCGCGCTTGGCTAGAAATGGCAATAACTGTTGGCCGCGTTAATCTGCCGATGGGAAAATATGACCTGTTTGCTGATCAAGTGATTTACCGGCCACGCGGCTTTGCGTGGGTCGATCCGGCTAAAGAGATCAGTGCAAGCGTTGCAGCTTTGCAAAATGGCATCGTTACTTTGCAAGATGTGCATTCTCAATATGGTCGTGATACTGAAGAAATCTTTGAACAAATCAATCGTGAAGCTGAACTTGCTGATCGCTATAATATTTCAACAGCCTTCCAGCCGTTCGGCGGTGGATTGACTAGCTTTGGTTCAGCAAAGCTATCTGAAGAAGAAGTGAAGAAAAAAGATGGCGAATGACCGAATAGATGAAGGCGAAAGGGGCATTGAAATGTCTGAAATTGAACCGATTGAAAATCAAGTTGATATGGGTGATAATGCCCAGATGGAAAACGAAGAAACACATATTGAAGAACGCTTTGACCGTGGTGAACTTATGCACCGCGCAGGGGCGGCTGAAATGGTGGAAGAAGATGATCGGCGCGTTAGAATGTCGATTTCATCTGAAGAACCCGTTGAGCGTTCTTTCGGTTTAGAGGTTTTGCGTCACGATGATGGCGCGGCAGATTTGTCACGATTGAACAGCGGCCACGCGCCACTATTGCTGGATCACGATCTGACAAAACAAATTGGCGTTATTGAACGCACCTATTTGGACAAAGCTGATCGTAAGTTGCGGTCAGTGGTTCGCTTTGGAAAAAGCGCGCTGGCGCAAGAGGTGTATCAAGATGTCAAGGATGGGATACGAAGCAACGTCAGCATCGGTTATCAAATCCGCACAATGGAAGACAAGAGAGCCGATGGGACAGTTGGTATTTCTTCTTGGTTGCCATACGAAGCCAGCATTGTATCTGTTCCCGCTGACGCTGGTGTCGGCGTGAACCGCAAAGCTGAATTTATCGAACCTACTATCAAGACAGAGGAAAAAGTTATTATGTCTGAAGTAAATCACGATGAAATCCGTGAAGCAGCCGCTGAAGCAGCCAAGCGCGATTTCCAAAAGAATGCCAGCGAGATCATCAATCTTGCTGTTAAACACAACCGCCGTGACCTAGCCGATAAAGCTATCGGCGAAGGCCAGTCTGTTGCACAATTCCGCGCAACATTGCTGGACGCTATCGGCGAAGGTAAGCCACTTGAGCAGTCAGCCGGTGCGGTTGATATGTCAGCTAAAGAGCAGCGCGACTATTCATTCATCAAAGCTGTTCGCGGTCTTGTAAATGGTTCTGGTCTGCAAGGTCTTGAGCGTGAGGTTTCAGAAGAAATCGCAAAGCGCACTGGTCGCGAAGCACGCGGCTTTTATGCGCCAGATAGTTTCTGGGGCGGTCGCCGTGACCTAACTGCTGGCACAGCTACAGCCGGTGGTCACTTGGTCGGAACAGACCATCTTGGTGATCAATTTGTTGATGCCCTGCGGTCACGCTTAGTGTTCAACGAGCTTGGCGCACGCTTTATGACTGGTCTGCGTGGCGATGTAGCTATTCCAAAGCTAGCAACCGGCGTATCTGCTGGCTTCGTGGCTGAGAACGGCGCAACATCTGAGGTGAACGCTGTTTTCTCACAGATCACAATGTCACCAAAGTCACTTGGCGCATTTACAGACGTTTCACGCCTGTTGATGATCCAGTCTGACCCATCTGTTGAGCAGATTGTTCGTGATGACCTGTTGAACGCGATTGCACAGAAAATTGAAGATGTTGCAATCGAGGGCGGCGGTTCTAACGAGCCAACTGGCATTACTGGCACCGCCGGTATCGGTTCAGTTGCAATCGACACAAACGGTGGCGCGATTGCTTGGGATGATATTGTCAACTTGGTTAAAGAAGTTGAAGTTGACAATGCCGCTATTAACGGCAACACGCTTGCTTATCTGACCAACCCAAAGGTTAAGTCGCTAATGGCTTCAACTGCAAAGGTTGCGTCAACAGATAGCGTTATGCTGTTAGATGCACCTTGGAACAGCTTGTATGGTTATAATCTTTCAATAACCAACAATGTTCCATCTGATCTGACCAAAGGCACTGGAACCGCACTTTCTGCAATGATCTTTGGTGACTTTAGCCAACTGATGATGGGCTTCTTTAGCACACCAGATGTACTTGTGGATCCATACACAGCCGGTTCAACTGGTGCAGTTCGCATCCGCGTTATGCAAGAACTGGACATTGCTGTCCGTCACGCACAGTCATTCGCTGCGTGTCTCGACATCGACGCTTAAATATAATGATGGGGCGGTTTCGGCTGCCCCATCTTCACCCGATAGGGGGCTAATATGAAAATCAAATGTAAGCGGAATATTCTTATCGGCGGTAAAGCGCACGTTGTTGGGGATATCGTCGAGGTTACTGAAAACGTGGGGCTTGATCTGGTTAATACTGGCAAGGTCGAGGTGTATGAAGAAAAGCAAGGCATCACTGATCGGGCGATTGGCCTAACAAAGAAATCAG